AGATACTTCCGTCCGCAGATTTACTATCAAAGATGGACAAATGCATTTTCAAGAATGATTGATACATTGTTCTATATCACTATTGCTTGTTATGTGATTAGTTATCTAGCCACAGAATCGAGCGATAGTGAATAAGTTAGACATTAAAATAGTTGACTTCAATCCCACACTTTACGACCTAGAACGCTACGAGAATATACATCTTAGCCCTTTTAAGGTGGGTTTTCTTGTTTATCAAGACAATCAACTCATACACACAGCTTGGTTTACCAACGAATCGGCCTTATTCAAAGGTTTAGATAGCTATTTAGATTCTTTTAACTGATCTTTTACTTCTTCCAAGACTTCGCCTGGGTCTTTTTTATTCTCAATACTTGCCTCAACAATATTACCCATAAGCTGTTTTAACCTGGCTTCGACTTCTTCCCGACTCATCTGATCTACTTTACCGAACTTAACTTCCTTCCGATCTACAATTAGACCCCCGACTTTAAGTAATGAGTTTTGAGCTGATATTGCAGCATTAAATGACCCTGCTTCCATAGCTTTATCTCTAATGTCGTATAAATCTTGCACGGCCCGATCATAATTCAATTCATACTTCTTTTTGGCCTGATTCATCAAATAATTATACTCTTGCCTGATTAAGGGCTTATCCATGAGCTTATTGGCTGCTTGACGAGGATCTTTATACCCAGCTTTGTAGGCACATTCTACTAATGATAACCGAGGATTATTGACTGCGATCCAAATAAAATTACGCTGTCTACGATTTAGTTTCGTATCCAGATTGCAGTATTCTATTGGAGCTTCTTCGTCAGACGACAAGATTGGTTCATATTCTAGTTTATTTTTTCTATGTCCCATGTTTGTTTCGCACTAGAGCTAAGTTTATATACTAGCTACCCCCACTTAACCCCATAGTGTTTTGAAAGCATACTTGAAGATCTATAACATGGTCAAGTATTTTGTAAGTTTTTTATACTATTTTTATCAAAGTCTTGTGACAAAAATGAAAAAAATAAAATAATCCTGAAAAGCCCATTCTTATCATGTTTTTTGCTGTCATGCTTTTTTGACAATAATTGACAATATTAACGAGGTATCGTTTTATCGGCATATTTCGCCAGTAATTCAACTACCAGGTTTGCTACTTCTTTATCATCAAACTCATCATTAAGCTGTGATATACAAAAACTAAGAGCGGCCAACACAATATTAAGTTTATCCTCACCCCGATATTCCATGTTCTGGAACATAACATCAAGACGTTCACAAACTTCGTGTAATGTGGGTTTCCCCATCTTTTCTTTGATTGCTACCAATTTTGGCATATCGCATAATAACACGATTACTCATTTTGCATACAAAAAATACCACATTCAAAGTCATAACTTTTTAGATCACGACCTTTTGCATCAGCTGGTAGATCTTTCAAGAGTATTCTTTCACCCTTATAACGAGCGAGTTTTGCACCTAATTTGTTGGATGTTTTAACTCTTTCCTCAAATACATCAGGAAAAGTTCTTCTTACTAAGTTCCAATACGTAGGTGAAGTTGCTTTTACACACCCGATACAGTTTGCATTGGGAAAACCAAGTGAATAAATCTCTGGCAATTTGATACCTTCCTGCAACAAAATATCAAAACACATTTGCTTTGTTATGCCCTCATCTATTAACACAGGCAAAAGATTTTCTTTTTGTGTCTCTTTAAACCTAGAGGCCCGTTTCTTTTCATCAAAAGTAAATCCTAGAACAATATAATCAGTATCATGGCGTAATTCCCAATATCTTCTTGCGTTCTTTTTTAAGTGTAAGGTGCATGGCGCACCGAAATTACTAGACATAAAAGCTGTTTTTTGCCACACAGTCTCACAAGATTGATCTGGAAACTTAGGATTTATTGCATATTCTATTTTGACACCTAGCCATTGTTCAACATCTTTTAAAAATCTTCTGTTATCTTTATGTTCTTCTTTAATAGGATTGTTGACAACTCTTATTGTGTTATCTTGACCATATAGCTCTATAGTTTTCTTAGCTGCTACTGCACTTGCAGCACCACAACTAAACCAAACAGTAATGCTTTTGCCTTTCATTGTATATGATCATAAATATGCTTTATTACTTCTACAGTCCAGCCGTTCCCAAGCATCTTATAGCGCTGAGTGTTTGATACATGATTTGTATAGTTATCCGGGACTGTTTGCAAACGCTCGCACTCCAAACATGTTAACTTACGCCATGTAAGATCTTCTTGTTGCACACCAGTAGCGTGAAATGTGCCTTGCCTTTCAAAGTTTGCTCTTGATGACTTGTAATACTGCGACTTAATCGTTTGTGATTTGTCTGGTAACTTTTCAACCACCACACTGTCTTTGCCAACTGTTGTAATAGCATTTGACTTGTTATCTTTGCGTAGCTCTAACATCTGTTTAGTTTGCTTTGCAACTGAATTGCCATCCTTATCTTTTCTTTTACCATCTTCATCATACGCTCTGCCACGAAACGCACCACCTGTGACAACCTTTGGCTCTCTATTACCACCACCACAAGTTGTTACTGTAGGCGATTTACCATCAGGACTATAAACTCGTTTTAATATGTCATGGCCTTTTATGTCTACTGCAATACCTACTTGCTTGGGTTTTGTTTCAACAAGCGTGTTGCCATTACCTGCTGTGCCACCAGATTGAGCTGACAATGTAGATGATTCACCGTCTTGTGAATAAATACGATTACCCTGGCCACCATCTTTTATTTTGCCCACTTGTTTAGGTGTAGTTATCTTTGGGCTATCAGATCTTGCTAAAACTGTAGGTGATTTACCGCTTGGATCATAAACTCTACGTTGTCTTTCGTTGTCTTTGAGTATCTCTCTAGGTATGTCGTATGCTTTTTTTGGCTTATTGGTTGGTTTACCACTTTGATCGCACGCCAAATAATCACCTTGTCTTCCATTCTTAACATATTCCATAGCCGATAAATTACTAGCCTTTTCTTTATTTTGGTCAATCATGCAATCTCTATCGCCATTTCTTTTAACAAATTTATCTGACATCTTGGTAAAGTTATCTGGTTCCGTTTCCAAAATATCCCTTAATACTATACCTCTATCTTCTGGTTGCTTAATACCAGGTATGTTAGTCCAGTAATATCTTTGTCTGGATTGTGCCGATACAAGTGAACTATTAATGAAGATGGGCTCAAACCTTACCTCACCTAAAACATTTAAGAATTGATTATCAACATCTTCTGGCGCATAACACTGAGACAATTGATCTGTTATCACTTCTAAAAACTCTTTTTTCATTCTTACGTTTTCAAGTAAAAAGTATTTTGGTTTAATTTCTTTAAGTAAGCGTATAAACTCAAAAAACAATGCAGATCTAGGATCATCAAAAGCAAGCTGTTTACCTGCAAACGAGAATCCTTGGCAAGGTGATCCAGCTTGTATTAAATCCACATCTTTGAAATCTTTTGGATCTAAGTTGCATACATCCCCGACCTGTATCGTATTTGGATAGTTAGCCTGTGTAACCTTTATAGCATACTTATCAATCTCGCTTGCATAGTATTTTTCTACAGGTATACCTAATTGATCTAGTGCGATCTGGCCGCAACTCATACCATCAAACAGACTTAATACTTTCATGGTTTTAAAATCTTATTCAATAGGTCTGCCCCAACTATCATAGTTATAAAAAGGTGGCTCATCTTGCACCACATCCTCATACCTAAAGTTCTGCACATCAGCTTGTGGATCAGAAGGGACACTACCAATAATCTTTTTGTGGTGTTTAATATATGATTGCACCAAGTCTTTAGATTCGCCCATGACAATATCATTGTTAGCACAATCAAAAGCATCTCTCTTATCCATATGTAAGTTTTTCAATTTACTCATTACGATACTCCTTTTTCTACTTTTATGTAAAATATGTTTTACTATATGTAGACATTATACACAATTTAGGTTAATATACAAAAACATTTATAGGAGAAACGTATGAGTAAACCAAAAACAGATATATCTGAAATCATTGAGGGTGTAATAACTTATGCACCACCAAAGTCTAAACAAGACATTGAGCAAGAAATAGAACGTGATGATATTAACCGCCTCATCTGGCAAATCAATGTTGCTGTTAAAGAATTACAACAAGCAATAAATGAATTGCAACAAGACAAGGACGTATCATGAAGATACCAGATATGTTAGAAAACTTTGAGCATGTAATCATAGGGGATGTAGCTTACTTCCCCAACCTTGATAACAACACGTATCACAATGGCCCTGGTATATCTTCATCAAATATAAGAAGATTTAGCCAGAGTCAGCTACATGCTTTAGAAGAAGTGATTGAACAAACACCTGCAATGATGTTTGGCTCAGCTGCACATTCATTGATTGTTGAGGGTGAGGCCGCATTTTTTAGTGATGTTGTCACTATCACAGGATCGCCTTACACAAATACCAACAAACAACTAAAGAAAGATAGTCTTGCAAAAGGTTTGTCAGTTATAACTGAGGAGCAAAGAGATACTATTTACAGTATGAATAATAGTCTAGTGCAAGAAGCAGAGCCATACTTGCGTCCAGGTGAAGACTATCCACAAGTTTTTAAGTCATCAAAAGAAGTATCGATCTATTGGTATGAACAAGATCTATTGTGTAAAACACGAGCAGATGTTGTTTGCAATGCGTTTGATAATACTTTTGGGGAAGATGCCATAGTGCTTGTAGATTATAAAACAACGAGTGATTGCTCGGTAAGGGGGTTTACCAATTCGGTAAGGCGTTACTCGTATGATCTACAAGCCGCATGGTATAAACGTGGCTTTGAGCGTGCTGGTTTTAAGGTTGCAGATTTTGTATTTGTAGCACAAGAAAAGAAAGCACCGTATGCAAACAAAGTGTTCAAAATGAATCATGCTGACATGGAGATTGGTTGGAACTTTCTTAGCGATTACTTAGAAGATTACAACAAAGTGTTAGCTGGTAAGCCTGCTACTATTTATAACAGTCCAAACGTTGTGGAGCTGAATACTGGCAATTTTTATAGAGAGGATCAAAATGATAGATAAAATTAAATATTATCAAAAGTTGATCAATCTTTACGAAAAGCGCGCAAATTCAAAAGACGCACCAAAAGTATTATGGTATAAGAAAAAAATAAAGCAGGAACAAGCTAAAAATGACTGATAACGTTAACAACCCACCTCATTACACTAAAGGCAAAGTTGAGTGTTTAGAAGCCATAGAATCAGCTTTGTCTTTTATTGAGTTTAAAGGGTATTGTAAAGGACAGGTTATTAAGTATGTTTGGCGTGAGGATCACAAAGAAGCAAACATAGAAGATTTAGATAAGGCAATGTTCTATTTGTCATACCTAAGAAACAAAATGGTGAACATGTGATTACATCAATAAAAACCGTTGTAATAATACTTGCTCTAAGTATTGTATTGCCTTTGGCTTACATAGCCATCACAGATAGCGATAAATAAAAAAAAGGGGCTTGCGCCCCTTTTATCACATAGTAGGGATATTCTCCCTCGGAGGAGTCATATCTGAGTCTTCACTCTGTAGATACAACTTGATCTTTGTTTTCTTAGCAGTTATCTCTTTACCTTCATTATTAGTAAAGGTGTCATCGACATTACTAAGAGATAGCCTAAGGCCTTTGCCTACAAAGTCACTATGATTCTCTGGATACTTCTTATACCCAACTGCTTTAGTAAGCCTAGTAAAAATCTCAGTGCTTATACGCTTGTTATCCTCATTAGTAGCCCATAGGTTATACCATTCATTATGGTCACGATACTTACCCCCAGCTATTTGAAACGTAACTTTTAAAGTCCAGTTTCCTGCTGCAGATTTGTATTTGTCAGTCGCAATAATCTTTGCATTGTATTCGCCCTCTGGTGCAACTGGTGTGCCAGTGGACTGCTCTTCTAAATTGTCGAAAAACTCGACATCACTAAAATCACTCATTAGATTCCCCCTTTGTGATATTTGTTAATGAAAACCCTAACTTTTCAATTAAGGCACTTATATCAGGTCTTTCAAAATCATCCAGCTTACCGCTTCTGTCTTTTGCTTTATATCCCTGACCATAGACGGTCTGCAACCATCTGTTTCTTGTATTTCTGCCTTCCTCGTCTTGATCCTCTATGATGCGTAATGCAAGCACTTCATCAAAGAAATAGGTGACAGTTTCACCAAGCTGTTGACCAACCATTTTTGGTGCATGTCTAAGAACACCATCATCATTAATAACGGCTTCTTTACATAGAAATAAAACGTGCATATGTAAATCTCTAAATGCACGCATGAGATTACCTACTGAATCTTGGACATTACCATATGCCATTCTAGGATCTTTACTTCTAGACTTCTCCCAATTCAATAAGATCTCACTTATCTCAGATACTGAGTCCAAACAAACTGTGTCATATTGTAGTTCGCCAGACTTCAAAGCATCATGCAGTTGCATAACTTCTGACGCTTCTTTTACTTCAATAGCATCAACATTGTTGGCATCCTTAATTGCAAGTAAGCCAGCCTCTGCACTTATGACAAGCACTCGTCCAGGACATGTTTTTGCAAGGGTTGTTTTACCCGCTCCTGCCATACCATACACCAAGATTTTTGCACCTTGGTTTTGTACAAGCTTTTGCGGAGATACAATTCTTTTTGATAGTTCCATACTTTCTCCTAATAAAATTTACTTGACGATTATACATCAAATCGTTACCATGTGTAAAATTTATTTTTTTACAATATGATGACAGGAGAAGCAAATGGAGAATATCAAGCAAGAGAATATTACTTGGCAAGCAAATTTCTTTTTTCGTACAAAGAGTTTAGCAACAGAAAAACTTAAGGAATTAGAAACTATGGGAATCAAACCAAATCACACCACAAGAAAAGTTAAAAGATATACACTCAGAGAATACATTGAGTTTTTAGGACAAAGAGAATCGGCAAAACAATTTGGTTGTTCAGAGGCTGCTATTAAGTCTTGGAGATACGGCTATAGAAATCCAACTGTCAATCAAGCTAAGAAAATTATCAGAGCGACTGATGGGAGATTAGATTACGAGTCCATTTATGGGCCAATATCTGAAATTATAGAAACAGAAGATTAGTGTGTTTCAGCTTAATATTACTGAGGACGACACATCCTTAGAGCAAGCACTTGCTTACTATGACGAGGGTTATAACGTTGTTCCATTACAAAGATCTAACAAAAAGCCACCACCTTTTCTAAAAGGTTGGGAGCAGTATAAACAGCAAAGACCCACTAGAGACCTTGTAAAGTCATGGTTTGAGGGTAAGGACAATTTAGTTGTAGCTCTTGTCTGCGGTAAGTTTATTGTCGTAGATGCTGATTCTCCAGAGGCTATGAGTTGGGTAGAAAACAATTTACCGCCTTGCCCATTTAAAGTAGTTACTGGTAAAGGTATGCACTACTATTATAACAACCCACAAAACTACACCACTTTTGCTACAAGGAGAACTCCAGAAACACCCATTGAAAGATTAATAGATATAAGAGGTGTAGGTGGACTTATCATTGCACCTTGGAACAGACATGCTAACGGACAAATATATAAACCTATAACGTTTCCAGACTGGAAAA